CCACATTTCCCGGTATGATCCCCATGCTGCCGTTTGTAGCTAAGTCTGTGGACTGTAGAAGAGTCTCGCCAGTAGAAGGATTCTGGATATGAATCGTCTGCTTAAACCTAACCCCTCCTATCCACACATCTACCTCAGGCTTCTCTTTCAACTTTTTACGAATTACATCCCCAGCACCAACAATAAACTCATCATCATCATCTAAAAAAGTAATAAACTCTGTTTTTGCTAATGCTGCTCCTACATTAGCCGCCATGCCCCCATAATAGCCCCATTTTCTCCCCAACCTAACAGTAGTAACTGTATCAGTCTCCTTAATTGAAGCTGTTACCCCATCCCCAACCACTAAAATATCAAACCCCTCTCTTTTAGCCGAATCTACTGCGGCAGAAAGAGTAGTCCTACCTAAAGTTTTTATGATAACAGTTGTATTACTCATTTCTCCAATCTACATTAAAGTTAGCTTCTCCAGAATAATTAGAAAAACATTCCCCATACAGATCCAGCCTATTCCCCACTACTTTGTTTAGATCGAAATATTCTTCTGTGGTCTTGTGTAAATTTTCACCCATTTTCTTGCGTAGTTTGTGATTTTTAATAACCTTGGTAAGTATCCTCACCCACTCACTCTTGGGGGCTTCTGGGTCAAGTAAATAGCCTGTTTCCCCATTAATTATAGTCTCATCGTAGCAGCCTACATTAGAAGCAACCAATGGAACTTTATATCTGCCACACTCTGCTACCTTAATTTCTGATTTGCTATCATTAAAGTTATTCATTTGTAGAGGAGCAATAGCAACATCCATGTGAGCAAACATCATTCCATATCTATCGGTAGGTAGGGCTGGATGAATGTTCCAATTCTTTGCTCCTTTAAATCCAGAGGTTAGGATTTTTTGATAATTATTCCAGACTTCTTGTTGCCAATCCCCAGGATTTTTAGGATCTATTGGGGGTCTTCCATAGAAATTCCATTGTACATTCTCTCTTCCAACCCTCTGATTAACAAAATGGGGGATTCCTGCAAACTCTTTTACATCTTCTTCGTGATGAATACCCCCTGCCCAACCAACCCTAACTAACTTCTTTCTCAAAGGAGCAGTTTTAGGTACATTCCAACAGGGGAGGTTATAATCAATAGCATTTTTAATTACTGCTAAAACCCCAGTTCCCACAAAAGACTTTATCCTCTCAGCAAACTTTCTTTGAGTTACCGTCACTAAATCAGAATTATAATAAATAAACTTTGTTAGATCACTAAGCCCCTTATCCTTGTAAACCTTCTCTAATCTATGACCCTTATAAAGTTCAGTTAGCAAATCGTCAGTATCGTAATGAACAAACTTACCAAACTCTTTAGCCTTACCAATTATTCTGGCCGTATAAGGGCCACCAAAATTTGATATGTTTTGTGTAGATATAACATCTGCCCACTTCATATCTTCAAAATCCCAGTCTGGTGTCCACTTACCAGCTTCTTTGTCCATACCCAAAGGATTAAGACTAATTCTTAATTCTACTTTATCTGGGTAAAGTTCTTGAAGTTTTTTAAATGGATCTATAGCCCTGTAAAACGCACAGCCACCCTCATTTGCAGGACAAGATAAAATCTTTAATTTATCGCTCATTTTGTCATAGCACCTGCCGCCTTTTTTATAGAAGAGACTACTTCTTTATAGGGCTCTCTAACTAATAGAGGATCTTCTAAATGCCTAAGATACATAATAGTAGAATATTCTTTTCCTGCGCTATCCCGATATCTGTAAACCCTGGAAATAGTTGTAATATTTAGAAGGATATCATAAGGCTCGGAACCTACTAATTGAGGCACACCAGTCTTCTTATCGAAGGCGATGTCTTGCACCCGAAACTCTGAAAAAGAGGCGAATTCATCCCCCTTAAAGGTCGCAAGCTTCTTCAATGGACCAAGACTAAGGGATCCCCCCTGGACTGGATACACAGCAGAAAGCATGATTAAAATGCCCAGTACTAATCCTCCAAAACCCAATGTTGATTTAATTTTTTGCTTCATAATTATAAGTATAAAAAATAAGAAGAGGTTTATTAACCTCTCCTTATTATAGTTGTTTACTCAGGAGATTTTATTCTTCTTCGTATTCTTCCTCTTCGACCCAAGCAGCTTCGGTAGTTTCCGAAGAGTGGGTCATCCCCAGGGCAGCAGTAACACTAGATACAGCACCCCCAAGATCCACATTCTTATCCAAGGGCATAACAGCCTTAAAAGCGTTAACATAGTGCTTGCGCTTTCTTACGAATAGAAGAGCTAAAAGAGCCTCCCACCCAGCTAGACCAGGAACAAATGTTTTTGCGATATGCATCCCAGCATCAAAAGCTGTTGCGATAGCAGTATCACCAAATTCTCCCATGAAGGGAATATGTGAGGCATCGCCACTAACTAGATCAGACTTAGGAGCAATCACTACTTCCATACCCTCAGGAATCATATCCCGAATTTCTTCGGGCAACTCACTAACGGGGACTGGTGCGGCAGTAGAACCTTCTACTACATTATCTGCGGTAGTAACTACCATCTCTTCTCCACCAAAGAAATCACTAACAGCTTGGCAGGAGAAAAGACCGAAGGCTAGGACCGATGCAACAATAAATTTTTTCATAATTAAGATTTAAGTTTTGAGAGGTAGTCGTTATCAGAAACATCTTCACTAGTGTCTTCTGGGACAGGACTACCTTGAGTAGAAGGCATAACACACTCGGCTACCTTCTTAAGATCTGCGTAATCTTCCTTCTTTACCAAGGCATAGATATCATGCAGACTTTCCATCCATTCCGCAACCTCTTTCTTCGATCCCGTGGGGGAAGGCTTAGGTCGAGGTTGTGATTGGTCATACTTTGGCCATTTACCATCCATAACTTTAATGATCTTGAAATCATGACCATTTTCGGGATCGGTAATGTCCCCATAATCCTCATCCAACATGGCACCAATAATCTTCTGAAAGAGGATTACACCAATTGAGAGAATCCTAACTTCCCCAGACTCACGATCTACAACATTCATGTAGTAACGAGAGCGAGGCTTGATTTGACGGGCAGTATCCTCGTCTTCTTTGCGCTTAGTCTTCCACAGCGCAAAATAAGTATCACATAGGGGGCAATTTTCCCCTTGGTGACGCATACAATGATGGTTACGAATGTTACCTTCATTGTCAGGTACTCGGTGAATCTTAGTTTCCGCATAAAACTCCTTATCCTCTGATGCAGAGGGGAGAATGCGAATAACATTAGTACCTTCTTGAACTTGGTAGAAATTATTTAGAAAATCGTTGCTGTTTCCACCTCCAGCAGCCTTAGTAAGTTCAGCGTGTTTTGCTCGTAGAGCATCTAGATCAATAGCCATTAGTTATCCTTTAGTTAATAGTTGTTTGGTTAGGCAAAAGCCTTTAGTTAGTTATAGTGGTTTCGGAACAAAATGTTCCACAAATTAAGAATAAAGTTTTGTTTCAGCCCTAGTATTAGCAGAGATCTGTACCAGCATATCTTTCTTGTGTTGAAGGGCTTCAACAAGTCCTTTTAGTAAACTTAATTTATACGATAGTTCGATAGCATACTCAGTTTTTTCTTTGTAATCAGGCAAGGAGATAACAAAAGCCTCTAAGGATTTCTCAGTAGCCTTCCTACCAGTTCTTAGACAAGTTTCCTGCTCATCCTTTCTAGAAGTAGCAACAAATTGTGCTAGATCAAGTTGAGACTTATCATACTCACGCTTGGCTACAGTTAGAAGACCCTGATAGTAAGAATAAATAGAGGCTTGCTCAATAAGTTCGCCCTCGACATTGTTTTTATCAAATCTAACAATAGCATCAGAAATCTCAATATAATTCTCCCAATTAAGATCCCTAAATGCAACCAGTAGTGTTTCAGCTTTGTTCATAATAATCAATAAATAATAGTTTCCAGAGGTTGGGGTTTAAATTCCTAAGCATAAGCATTGATCTGCAACAGGCTTCTGTAATAAACTCATTTGAAGAAGTAATAACATCCTCTTCTTTATCATGGTCTCCACCTAAGCCAAAAGTTTCTAAGAGCGCGTGGCATATCTCATGTATTATAGTGGCATGAGCTACAGAATCTGGCATATTTTCTTCTAAAGTTATAACATTCTCATTAAAATCTGTTATCCCGTAGCACTTAGAACCTTCTCCGTCAGTTAAATTCTTCTTAAATTTAAAAGTAAACTCGGCCCATCCTACTGTCATATGGGTAGGTAACTTTTTTAAAAGACTATCCTTCTTCACTATCTTCAAACTCTTCCGTAGACTCTGACATTCTAAGAATATTATAATCCACTATTGCAGGAACAATAAAGCGTTGTCTACTATTCCTAGATTTCATAACATATACCCGCATTCTACCATTATCAAACTCTTCCTCAGTCTGGTTTAATGAAATAGCAAAATCACAAGTGCGAATTTTTCCATACGCATCAGCAAGTTCAGCGTCCGTAATAATATTTACAGTTCTACCCTGCCTATTCGTCTGGGTTGCAGTCCAGATCAAACAGTTATTTTCTACACCTAATCCTCTAAGTTCTTCCGCTACCCGTTGTTGTGCCTGATACTCTGCCATACCTTCTGTAGTAGGACGAAGCAACTCAAGGTAATCCACAATAATAATGTCTGGGGTGAAATCCTCAAAGTTTTTTAGTTGATTTAGAAGCACACGCAAAGTATTAACATTTGCTAGACCAGTAGGAAACTCTTTAATCATAAGTTTACTTCCTGGGAACTCATCCTGAAAGACCTGTAGCCTTTCATGCAAAGTTAGCTGGTTACTCTTTAGTCTAGACTGAGGAATAAGTGTCATGATTGAATCAAATCTTTGAGCAATCTTATCCTCACTCATCTCTAGAGAAACATATAAGACCTTTCTCCCCTCAATAAGTGATTCAACTCCTTGATTAACCAGGAATAGTGATTTTCCAACCCCTGCTGGTGAAACTACCATGCCAAGCTCCTTAGCACTCAGTCCTCCCTCTAGAACACGATTCAAAGAAGTGAAAGGAGTTCTAAACTTATCAGTATCATCATTATTAAGAATTCTCTCCCACCGTTCTTTTACGGAGGGGAAATAATTCAACCCATTATCTACTGATCGACTAATGGTTAGAGCTTTTCTGACAACTTCCTCAGTCTCCTCTACCCTATTTTCTTTAATAAGTACCAAGCAATCCTTGATGGCATTTTTCATAGCCTCACGCTTGGCAAAATCCTCAATAAGATCTACATAATAATCTTTGTTATTAATTGTAGAAGTATCTAAGGAATTAATATAAATAAGCTCATCCTCGTAATCAGAAAGATCCTCAGACTGCCGCTTCTTCTTCTTTACATCCTCTAGAATAAGATCATCACTAGGAAGTTGCCTATACTTCTCATGGTAATCTGTAATTGTAGAGAATATATTTTCGTGAACAGGGAATTCAAAATACTCTCCCTTAACTAAGTTCACAATCTGACAATAAAAATCATCATCAGACTTTAGTAGATAAATAATACCTCGTTGAATGTTCTCAGCAAATTCGTACATTATTTTTTTCGTCGCATTTGGTCAAAGTGTTTAGTTGCTATTTGTTGTGCTTGTTTATCTTTTTCTGAAAACTCTTTTTGAGAAAGCTTTTTAATACTTCCCTCTTGTGTTAATTTTTCTATATTGGGTTCATACCTAGCATACGCCTGCCCCTGATTCTGCATAGCCCGTTTAGACTCAGCAATATGTTCATTATAATATCTATCTGCCGTATCTTTATCCCAACCATCTTTAGCAAATTTTTGTAGTCTACTCCTGTTAGTATGAAACTCGTACAGGTTCTTCCCCCGGAACTGAACATTAGGTGCTGATCCAAAATATCTATTGCCCCTCTTACCGCACTCTGGGCATTTTGTCCACTTCGGGGCCTTGCCTACTCCAGCTTCCCTTTCCCAAAAGATGCTGCATTTATCACAAGCATACTCAAAGATAGCCACTACCCACAACCCCCCCCAGCCAAGCTACAAACCGTCCCATCTGCTACAGCCTCTTCAGCCTTTTCTTCTTTTACTTCTGACATATACTTAGTTACATTTTCTTGGGTTAGAGGGATAGCCTCCAGCGGTTCATTCTCTCTAGATCCCGCTTTATATAGGGTCAACCCTTTGAGGTAGGGGATATAATCAAAAATCATGTCAGCAAGTTTCTCATCTTGATAATCCTTCGGGAGATTAATGCTTTTTGATAGAGAGGAATCTATACATTTCTGGATTGTAGCCTGAACTCTAATATGATTCTCTGGGGAGACATCATAAGCCCCAACAAAGGCATCTAAAGGCTTACCCTCTTCATACCATCGTTTAAACATGGGGTCAACCACAATAGTTTCTTTAATGACATTCCCCTCTCGATATCGTCTCTTGTACATAGCGGAGAAGATTGGCTCAATTCCAGTAGATACACCCATAAGCATAGAAGTTGTGCCCGTAGGGGGGACTGTTAGAAGAGTAGCGTTTCTAATCCCATATCGCTTAATAAGCATCCTAATTCTGGCTGGGAGTGTTTTAGCAAACTGCTCTTTTAAGTATTCCTTGGATTCAAATGCTGGGAAGGGGGATTTGTCCCTAGAAAGATACATACTGGTCATGTAGGCTTCATCCCTGATGGTTGTAAATAATCTCTCAAGAAACTCTAAACACTTATCACTACCATAGACGAGGTTTAATCTAATGAGCATATAATGAAGCCCCATCACTCCTAAACCTACCCTCCTGGTATTATGGTGTGTCTTTTTACATTTATCCAGAGGGTAAGTATTTACCGTTAGAATATTATCTAAGAATCTAACCCCAAGTCTGATTGATTTAGCCAGCCTCTTCCAATCCAAATCTGATCCATCCTCTAGAACCATGTTAGCTAGATTAATATTACCTAGGCAGCAAGCTTCTCCATTCTCTAACCATAGCTCCCCACAAGGATTAACACAAACAAGTTTAGAGAAATAGGAAACATTAGTATAAGAGTTAGCAAAATCAATATTAAGGATTCCTGGCTCCCCAGAAATAACTGAATTCTCCCAAATAGTATTCCACAGAGTTTTAGCCTTAATTACATCTTCACGAACATACTCAAAGGTATCATTCCAATGCTTTCTATACTGCTCCTTTGCTCGACCTAAAGCATCCTCCTTATCAAAGCCTAGAATAGTAATCTCATCTGATTGTCCACCCTCACTTACTCTTTTAAAGACATAGGGAAAATACTTCTTATTATTAAATACAAAGTACCAATCATCATCAGCCTCTACAGCCTCTAGGAACCTATCCGTAATTGATACAGAAATATTAAAATTAGTAAGTTCACCCTTTTCTAATTTTACAAAGAGGAAATCCATCAAATCTGGGTGAGTTATCTCCAAAGTAGCCAAAAGGGCTGCTCTTCGTGATTTACCAGCACGGACATGATCCCCAATTTTATCAACAAGACGCATAAGCTCAACTGATCCTGGGGCAGAATTTTTAATGTTAGCAATATCATCACCTCTGGGGCGGATCTTACTAAAGTTTATTCCAATCCCTCCCCCAGCACATGAAATAGTATAAATATCTCCCAAAAACTCCTTAATGCTTGGTACAGAATCATCTGGTTGTAAGACGAAACAATTCATCAACCCCTGATTTCTACGCCCTGCCCCAAAAATAATCCTACCTCCAGGAATAAAATCACCAGCAGCCATAATATCATTAAATGCTTTGCTATATTTTTCCTTATCATCATCTGGTTCGGGAGAAGCAGCAACTTTAGCTATTACTTTAGTTCTTTCATTCCACCTTTTTTCACCAGGATAAGCATAACGAGATTCAAAAATATCTTGCCCAAGCGCATCTAATTGTATCTGTACCATATTTTATTTCCTTAGTATTTTGGATTCCCCGTTGGTCTTTATCATAGTAATTCTGGGGGCAGAATCTAGTAGAGTTTTTAAACTTTTATTATGAGTTATTAAGAATATAGTCTGATTCTTCTTCAATTCCTGTAGTAATAGGTATAGTCCTTGGATACCCTC